AATTGGTTATATGAACTTTGGATTCATTTAGGAAATGAATTTAAAAAAAGATATAGTGGTAAAGAACATTCTAGTTTAACACAATTAAAATCTTTTCTTAAATTTACACCTAAGAATATGACAAATGGTATACACACCCAACCACCACAAGCAATGCCCGATGATGTAAAGGTGCATGGTAACAGCATTCAAGCATACAGAAACTACTACATACATTACAAAAGAAGTTTTGCAACATGGAAGAAAACTCAAATACCATCATGGTATAAGGAAGCAATATAACTATGGAAAAAATAAAAGAATTGATTCTCAATGTAAATAGAATCTTATGGGATAAGAAACTAGAAAATAAAGTTCAAGATTATCTTGATAATTTATTGAAACGTATGCAAGATTATCACTAAATACAAACATAGACTGGTAGATAACGAAAGGAAACTCTGTTAAGATGTATAGAAGAAACCTACCAGTATTTCAAATAGAATGTACGGAGTTTCTGCAGAAGTAATATGAAATATTTTCTTTACTCAAGTTTCGAAAAAATAAAAACGAGAAGTAAACACAAATTACTTCGAATAAAATTTCTACAAGGATTTCTAATTGGGGTTATTACATATTATTTCTTATTTGTTATCTAAATGACTAAACAGAAACCACCCACGCCACCACCTACAGTAATGAGAAAATCAGATGTTCCAGTCGAAGAGAACTCTTGTATCTTTTGTGATTATAAAGAAGAGGATATATTAATGCCTGAACTTACGTTTGGTATAAATTTAATTTCTGAAATTGCATATTGTATTCTTGATAAGTATCCAGTTACGAAAGGACATACTCTTATAATTCCAAAACGACATGTAGAATTTATATCAGAATTATCTTTTATTGAAATGCAATATATCTTTCTTCTAGCAAAACACAGAATACCAGAAGCAGAAAAAGAATTCGAAGATATTACTGGTTGGAATTTTGGAGTGAATCAAGGAGAATCAGCAGGACAAACAATATCACATCTGCATTTTCATTTGATTCCACGTAGAAAGAATGATGTAATAAATCCAATCGGTGGAATTCGAAATGTAATTCCCAACAAAGGCGACTACACAACACTTGACAATACCTATTAAATCTGTTATAATTAAAGAATAATGGAAAACACAATAACAGAACTTGGTATTCTACGTGGAATCTTATTCATAGCATTTATCTTTATTTTTGCAGTTTATAAAATATATGAAGATTAGAAAATGAGAATAACTGATTTAAAATTTAGAGAAGGTTTATATCTTTTTGATGAAGAAATACATGTCGTAGCATCTAAATGTTCCATGTGTAATAACAACATAAGATTTAAAACAAATGGAATGTGTGTATGGTGTTTTCATCATGGAAAACATTCTACTCTACCAACAAGTACTGATGAGGATTTTGAAATATACTGGGCATAAATTATGAAAACAATAATTAACGAAGATTCTTTTATACACTTAAAAACATTAGATGAAAATACTTTTGATAGTTGCGTAACCGACCCACCTTACGAATTAGGTTTTATGGGAAAGAGTTGGGATGGAACAGGAATAGCATTCAATGTAGATTTCTGGAAAGAAGTATTACGAACTTTAAAACCAGGCGGACATCTGATTGCTTTTTCGGCATCAAGAAACTATCATAGAATGGCAGTTGCAATTGAAGATGCTGGTTTTGAAATTCGTGACCAAATCATGTGGATATATGGAACTGGATTTCCAAAGAGTTTAAATCTTGGAAAAGCAATTGATAAGAAAGAAGGTAACGAAAGAGAGTCATTGGGTATGTATGACCCAAGAAGTTCACAAGATGGTGCAAATAGAACAGAAAGACCAATAGGTAATCAACAAGTAGCAAACTATGAAAGTTCTATGGTTGAGAGAACAAAGGGTAATTCTAAATGGGAAGGTTGGGGAACTGCATTGAAACCAGCACATGAACCAATCGTGTTAGCAAGAAAACCTTTATCAGAAAAATCTATTGTAGATAATGTATTGAAATATGGAACAGGTGGTATCAACATAGATGAATGTAGAATTGAAGGCGAAGCAAAACACCCAGATACAAATCCAGATTTTCGTGACCAAGGCAAGAAATCAAAAGAAACAATCGGTGTAGATAAATTAAGTTTTGGTCAAGTCCAAAATGCAAAGAGAAAGAAAACTCAAAGACAACCTAGAAATAAAGATGGAGTTTGGACAGAAGAAAATTCTGGAATGAAAGCAGAAGGAACAGAGTTCGCTGATGCCGACCCAAGAGGAAGATTTCCAGCAAATGTTCTTCATGATGGAAGTGAAGTTGTAGAACAACAATTTCCAGAAGTAGCACCATCAAAAGCTTCAGTAAGAAATAATAATAACACAGAAAGTTTATTAAAGAAAGGATTCGAAGGCAAAGAAAAACGAGTATGGACTGGACACGAAGATGAAGGCAGAGCATCAAGATTTTTCTATGTTCCTAAAGCACACAAGAAAGAAAGAGATGGAAGTACACACCCAACAATCAAACCAGTTGAGTTAATGAAATATCTTGTAAGATTAATTACACCGAAAGATGGAACTGTTCTCGACCCATTTGCTGGAACAGGAACAACAGGAGAAGCAGCTATTCAAGAATCTGTTTCTTGTTATCTTATTGAAAAAGAAAAGGAATATATTAAGGACATAGAGAAAAGATTAAATAAATATAATCAGTTGTTCATGGACTTATAAAATAAATAGAAGTATGTGTACATTAGAATGGTTACGGAGAAAACATAAAATGTCAAAAAAAATAAAACTAGCAAAACATACACCAGCAGAAATCTTTGATATGTTAGAAGATTTGCAACTATCACTTGAAATCCTAGAAGAAAAAATGGATAACATTTATGATATAGTAAAATCAAAACCACAAAGAGATTATGGTTATTCAAACGATGATGAATATGATGAGAATGGTGAATATGATGACGATGATGATGAAGAAGATGACGAAGAAGATTTTGATACTGATTGGGATGATTGGTATGACGACCCTAAAGGAGAATAAGTTTTGAGTGAACAAAATTGCGATTGTACAACATGTACATGTGATGATAAGTTGAACGCATTATATACTAGATTAAATATGATGGAAGATGAATTGAATCACATTAAAGAAGTATTTAAATCTGAATTAGATACTAGTGATGCAAATGAACATTGGGAAGCTGATGTTGAATATGCATATCCAGAAGATGAATAACAATCATCTCTTATAGTATTACTTTATGCACCCTCTGCAGGAACTACATCCATATATATAATATTTAATATTTTAACATTGTCTAAAATAATATTTCTTTATAAATAATAAGAAAAAGGATTAGATTAATAAACAATGGCGACAATATCAAATATCTTTATAGACCAAGGTGCTAACTTTTCAACTACTGTTACAATTAAAGACAGCGATGATGCAGCATTAAATCTAACTGGATATACTGCCATAGCACAACTTAGAAAATCACATTTATCTTCTAGTGCAACTTCTTTTACTGTTACGTTTGCTTCTGATAGAACTAGTGGTCAACTTACTTTAACTTTAACTAGTACACAAACAGCGGCAATGAGTAGAGGAAGATATGTTTATGATGTACTAATTACAGCATCTGGTGGAACAAAAACAAGAGTTGTTGAAGGTACAGCGACTGTCAATCCAAGTACATCAAGGAGTTAATTTATGTCACCAATAACAGCAACATTATCATCAACTGATTCACTTGTCGGCTCTGTTTCGCAAGGCACACAATCACAAGTAACAAGAGTTGTTGTACCATCTACAAATTCATTATCACAAATGACAGATGTTGACATAACAACTTTAAATAATGGTTCTATTTTACAATATAATACAACCAGTACATCATGGGTAGCAAAAACTGAAATTTCTGATGATATGACTTTAAATGGTGGAAATTTCTAGGGAGTAAAAAATGTCAGTAACATTACAAATTAAAAGGTCAACTGGAACTGCAGCACCTAGTTCACTTGCAAACGGCGAATTAGCATATACGCAGGGTACTGGAACACAGGGTAATCTCGGAGATAGATTATTCATCGGAGATGGCTCAAGTGTTAATGTAATAGGTGGACAATACTTTACAGATATGTTAGACCATGTTGCTGGTACTTTAACGGCATCTGGTGCTATTATTGTTGATTCTGACAAAAAACTTGATGAATTAATTGTAGATGATATTAACCTAAATGGTAAAGTCATAACCATGACTGGCTCAAGTAGTGATACCGCTACATTTACTGTTGGAACAAATGGTACTTTAGATATCGTTACAACTGATGATAACGCTGCCGCTGCTAATATTCAAATTACTGCTGATGGTACTGCTGAACTCGCAGGTACAACTGTTACACTAGATTCATCTGGCGGAATTACTTTAGATGCTGATGGTGGAACAATTACATTCGCAGATGCTGGCTCCTCATTAGGTACAATAACTTCTGATGGGTATACTGGTAATGTTGTAGGTAATCTTACAGGTAATGTTACAGGTAATGCTTCTGGAACTGCCGCTACTGTAACTGGTGCCGCTCAAACGAATATAACTTCTTTAGGAACTTTAACTGCATTAACTGTAGATGATGTCGCTGTAAATGGTAAAGTTATAACCATGACTGGTTCGAGTGGAGATACCGCTACACTTACTGCTGGAACAAATGGAACTTTAGATATCACTACAACTGATACTGCCGCTGCTGCCGCTAATATTCAAATTACTGCAGATGGTACTGCTGAACTTGCTGGAACAACTGTTACTTTGGATTCATCTGGTGGAATTACTTTGGACGCTGATGGTGGAACAATTACATTTGCTGATGCTGGTTCTTCATTAGGTACTATAACTTCAAGTGGATATACTGGTAATGTTGTAGGCGATGTAACTGGTGATGTAACTGGTACTGCTGATGTAGCTACTGTTGCAACAACTGTTACAATAACTGACAACGAATCTACAGACGAAGATAATGCTATTATATTTACTGCTGGGGGCGATGTTGATGGTGGTAATATTGGTCTTGAATCTGATGGAACATTAACATATAATCCAAGTACAGGTAAAGTAACTGCTACAGGATTTGTTGGAACATTAACAGGTAATGTTACAGGTAATGCTTCTGGAACTGCTGCTACTGTAACTGGTGCCGCTCAAACTGCGATAACAAGTGTAGGTACATTAAATGGTCTTGCAATTGCTGGTAGTCAAACTATTACTATGGGAAGTAACAGAGTAACAAATGTTACTGACCCAACTTCTGCTCAAGATGCGGCTACTAAGGCATATGTTGATGCCGTAAAAACAGGACTTGATGTTAAAGATTCTGTTGTCGCTGCTTCTACACAAAATGGTACATTAAGTTCTGCATATACAAATGGCGATACACTTGATGGAGTTACACTTGCAACTAATGATAGGATTTTACTTAAAGACCAATCAACAGGCTCAGAAAATGGTATCTATACTGTTAATTCATCTGGCGCTCCAACAAGAGCAACTGATTTTGATGCAAACGCAGAAGTTACTTCTGGTGCATTTACATTTGTTACTGAAGGTACTGTAAATGGAGATTCTGGTTTTGTTCTAACAACAAATGATGACATTACAGTTGGTACGACTGCAATGACATGGGCGCAGTTTTCTGGTGCAGGTCAAATTACTGCTGGAGCTGGATTAGCAAAAAGTGGTAACACTTTATCTGTTGGAGTTGATGACAGTTCTATAGAAATCAATTCAGACGCATTACGAGTAAAAGCAAGTGGTGTTACAAATGCAATGTTAGCAGGTAGTATTGATTTGACTGCAAAAGTAACTGGTACATTACCTATTGGAAATGGTGGTACTGGTTTAACTGCTGCTGCTAAAGGAACTGTTATCGTTGCAAACTCTGCCAATACACTTAGTGCTTTAGATGGTGGTGGAAGTAATGATAGTATATTAGCATATACAGCATCTTCAGATACTATCGCATGGGCAACTACTGTAGATGGCGGAACATTCTAATACAAGTTTAATAAATAATGTTATAATATGAGAATAAAGGAGAGTTGACTTAAATGGCAATTGTAATAAAACCTAAAAGGTCTGAAACTGCTGATAGTGCTCCAGGCACTTCCGATATAGTTGATGGCGAAATTGCAGTTAATATTGCCGATAAAAAAATATACATTAGACATTCAGATGATACTATTGTTACTTTATCTGATGGTGCTAATTTAACTTCTGGTTCTACCTCTACTATAGATGCAACTACTGATATTATACTTGATGCTGATGGTGGTGACATATTCTTTAAAGATGGTGGAACTACTTTTGGTAGTGCAACAAATACATCTGGAAATTTAATCGTTAAATCTGGGACTACTACTGCACTTACTTTTAGTGGTGCAAACGTAACTGCTGCTGGAACAATTGATTCTGGTGCAATTACTTCTACTGGTGTTGTAACTGGAACAGGATTTACAATTGGTAGTGCGGCTATTAATGAAACAGAATTAGAAATAATAGATGGCGCAACAGTAACTACAACTGAATTGAATTTATTAGATGGTGGAACTTCTGTCGGCGATTCTATAACTATTGCTGATGCAGATGGATTCATAGTAAATGATAATGGAACTATGAAAAGTATTCCTGCTTCAGATATAAAAACTTACGCTGGTGGTAGCGCCCCTGCTGCTGATGATATCGGTACAGGTGATGCTGCTGTTAATATAACTACTTCAAGTGGAAATATTACAATTGATGCCGCTGCTAACAATTCAGATATAATATTTAAAGGAACTGATGCTAGTTCAGATATTACCATGTTAACTCTTGATGGTAGTGAAGCAGGAGCTGCTACGTTTAATAGTGCAATTACTGGTGGTGGATTACTTACAACTGGTGGTAACATAGTTATACCTAATGCAGGTAATATAGGAAGTGCTGGTGATACAGATGCGATTGCGATTGCATCTGATGGTGTTGTAACATTTAGTCAAAATCCTGTTGGTACATTAGCAACTGCCGCTCAAACAAATATAACTTCTTTAGGAACTCTTACTGCCTTAACAGTAGATGATGTTAATATAAATGGTAAGGTTATAACCATGACTGGTTCGAGTAGTGATACTGCTGTATTCACCGCTGGAACAAATGGAACTTTATCAATTGTAACAACTGATGATGCCGCTGCTGCCGCTAATATTCAAATTACTGCAGATGGTACTGCTGAACTTGCTGGTACAACTGTTACATTAGACTCTAGTGGTGGAATTACTTTAGACGCTGATAATGGAACAATTACATTCGCAGATGCTGGTTCTTCATTGGGTACTATAACTTCAGATGGATATACTGGTAATGTTGTGGGCAATGTAACAGGTAATGTTACAGGTAATACTTCTGGAACTGCTGCAACTGTAACTGGTGCTGCCCAAACAAACATAACTTCTTTGGGAACTTTAACTGCACTAACTGTTGATGATGTTAATATAAATGGTAAGGTTATAACCATGACTGGCTCAAGTAGTGATACTGCTGTATTTACTGCTGGAACAAATGGAACTTTATCAATTGTTACAACTGATGATTCAGCGGCCGCTGCTAACATTCAAATTACTGCAGATGGTACGGCAGAACTTGCAGGAACAACTGTTACTTTAGATTCATCTGGTGGTATAACATTAGATGCTGATAATGGAACAATTACATTTGCTGATGCTGGCTCTTCATTGGGTACTATAACCTCAGATGGATATACTGGTAATGTCGTAGGTAATGTTACAGGTAATACTTCTGGAACTGCTGCAACTGTAACTGGTGCTGCTCAAACAAATATTACTTCTCTAGGAACTCTTACTGCATTAACTGTAGATGATGTTGCGATAAATGGTAAAGTTATGACCATGACTGGCTCAAGCAGTGATACTGCTGTATTTACTGTTGGGACAAATGGAACTTTATCAATTGTTACAACTGATGATGCCGCTGCTGCCGCTAATATTACAATTACTGCTGATGGAACTTTCGAAGCAGATGGTACAACTGTTACTTTAGATTCTGGTGGAGATATCGTATTAGATGCTGATGGTGGAGATGTATTCTTCAAAGATGGTGGAACTACTTTTGGTAGTGCAACGAACACATCTGGTAACTTAATAGTTAAATCAGGCACAACAACTGCACTTACTTTTAGTGGTGCAAATGTAACTGCCGCAGGAACAATTGATTCTGGTGCGATAACTTCTACTGGTGTTGTAACTGGTACAGGATTCACAATTGGTAGCGCTGCTATTAACGAAACAGAATTAGAAATAATTGATGGTGCAACAGTAACTACAACAGAATTAAACTTGTTAGATGGTGGAACTGCTGTTGGTGATTCAATCACTATTGCTGACGCAGATGGATTTATAGTAAACGATAATGGGACTATGAAAAGTATTCCTGCTTCAGATGTAAAAACTTATGCTGGTGGTAATCCAGCTGCTGATGATATTGCAACTGGTGATGCCGCTGTTACTATAACTACTTCATCTGGAAATATTACAATAGATGCTGCCGCTAATAATTCAGATATAATCTTTAAAGGAACTGATGCTTCAAGTGATATCACTATGTTAACTCTTGATGGTAGTGAAGCAGGTGCTGCAACTTTTAATAGTGCAATCACAGGTGGTGGATTATTAACAACTGGTGGTAATATAGTTATTCCAGATGCTGGTACTATAGGTAGTGCATCAGATACAGACGCAATCGCAATAGGCTCAGATGGTGATGTTACACTAACACAAGATTTAGAATTACAACACGATGGTGCTATATTATCTTTTGGTGCAAATGATGAAGTTACATTAACTCATGTACATGATACAGGAATATTACTTAACTCAACAAATGTAATTCAATTTAATGACGCTTCACAAAATATAGGTGCACCAAGTAATGCAATTTTAGATATTAACGCAACAGATGAAATAGAATTAAATGCTACACTTGTAGATGTAAATGCCAACTTAGATGTATCTGGAACTTATACTGGTGGTGGTACAATGACTACTGGTGGAAATATAGTTATTCCAGATGCAGGTAATATAGGTAGTGCTAGTGATACTGACGCAATCGCAATTGCATCTGATGGTGTTGTAACATTTAGTCAAGTTCCAGTTCTTCCAGATAATACAGTTTCAACTGGTGATATACAAGGTGATGCTATTACCGAAGCAAAGATTGCAGATGATGCCGTTGAAAGCGAACACCTAAACAATAATGTTATATCTGGTCAAACAGAAATTAGTTCTGGACTTGCTGATGCAGATGAGTTACTTTATTCAGATGCTGGTACATTAAAGAAAGTAGGACTAGATACATTAACAACTCATGTAGCAAGTGGAGTTACTAAACCCGCTACTTACAATGGATTAATAAATGGAGCTTTCACATGTTGGCAAAGAGGAACAGCATTTAGGTCTGGAGATAATAATGATGACACTTGTACAGCAAGTAGATGGGTACTTCTATCAGATGGAAATGATATTGTTGATGTTGTTCGTTCTGATGGGGATGTAGATACTTCTCGTTATGCTCTCGGATTAGATGTAGAAACAGTAGATAAAAAATTTGGTGTAGTACAAATAATAGAAAATATAAACTGTGGGCAACTTGGAGCTAGGGGAACTACTCCTGTAAGTCTTTCCTTTAAGGCAAAGGTTGCTGGTAGTGGAAAACTGGATAACGTAAAAGCTGCAGTAATATCATGGACTGGAACAGCAGATAGTGTAACAAGTGATTGTGTAAATGCTTGGAACGCAGAAGGCACCGACCCAGGCTTAGCAACTAACTGGACTTATGAAAACACACCTGCTAATTTAAATGTAACAACTTCATGGGTTAGATATAAAATAGAAAATATATCAATGGATACTTCTAGTATTAATAATGTTGCAGTATTTATTTGGTCGGATGTAACAGATACAAATGCAGGTGATTTCTTATATATTACAGATGTACAGTTAGAACCTGGCGAAACAGCAAATCCTTTCACACGAGAAACTGCAGGTGACACATTAGCACAATGTCAAAGATATTATCATAGAGGTATGTATGCTTTTATGTCATCAAGTGCTACAACACTTATATATAATATCAACTTCCCAGTAGAGATGAGAACAACTCCAACAGTATCACATGAGTATGCTGAGGGTGGAACAGCTAATGATATATATAATATAGCTACTGCTGCTACGCCAACTTTTGTTCCTAATGGTAGATTTGCAAACCCATATGGATTGAGGTTTGCTTATGATTTTGATGCAGGTCTTACAGCGGATGATGGATACCAAGCTTATTTTTACTTTGAGGCGGAGTTATAAATATTAATATGATTGAAACAGTAGTAAACATGAAAGATGCAAATGGTACTTTAACAGGTTATTTACTAAATGGTGTTAAAACAGTACCACTAGACCCAACAAACAGAGATTACCAAAGAATACAAGAGTGGGCTGCAATTGATGGAAATAACATTACAGACTCCTAAAAAAAGATAAATACAACATAATGTATTTTGCACTTCTTACTCTTATAGTTGCAATTTCTATATCTGGAGTAGCTGCATATTATTCCATTATAGGACTTACATCAATTTTTCCTGCCGCTTTTATTCCTATTATCGTAATGGGAATAGTTCTGGAAATAGGAAAACTTATAACTGCTAGTTGGCTTTATCGAAACTGGAAACAAACAAGTCTTTTTTTAAAAACTTATCTATCAATCGCATTAGTGGTTTTAATGTTAATCACTTCAATGGGTATCTTTGGATTCTTATCTAAATCACATATTGAACAAGGTTCTGGATTATCTAATACAGTTCTATCTATTGAAAAATTAGATACAAAGAAACAACAAGAAGAAAGAAAGATTGCTCGTGCAGAAGATTCAGTAGATAGAATTAATCGTGGAATAGATAGAAGCATTGATAGAGGTAATATTACTCGAGCATTTTCATTTGAAAAAAAGCAAAGAGAAAAATTAGATTATTATAATGATATTATTACAACAGCACAAACCAAAATAGATGGATATGAAGATGCTCAAGCAGAGTTGAGATATAAGGTAAAAAACTTTGAAAGAGAAATCGGGCCGATAAAATATATTGCAGAACTTGTCTATGGACAAGACGCAAAATTATATTTGGAGAAATCAGTACGTGGAGTTATTCTACTTATAATTTTTGTGTTCGACCCATTAGCAATTGCTTTGCTTATTGCTGCGAATCAAACAATACTTAATAATAGAAAACGAAAAATTCCTGTGGATAAAAAGAAAGAATATAAACCTAAGAAAACTGAAATAATTACAAAAGATGAATATGAAGAAGTAGTGGTAGAAGATGAACATGGAAATCAATTTAAAAGATACAGAGAAAAAGTAAAAAAATACTTCGATGATAATTGGTACAAAGTGGAAGATAGTGCTGATAAACCCGAAAAATTTGACTAATAAATAATCACATGGCACGAGCAAAATATAAAGCACAAAATTCACATGTAAAACTTAATAAGAAAACTAGTCAAACATCTAGGAAAGGTAGAGTTAAAACGGCGTCAATGAATAAAAATAAGAAAAGAGACTTTAAACCTTATAATAGACAAGGACATAGATAAAAAAAAAGGACTGACAGTTATTAACTATCAATCCTTAAATCAGTTTTAAAATATTTAAATATTGTTTGGAAAAACTTTAACAAATAGTATCCATGAATTTACTACACAATACTCTTTTTTTAACTTTATCGTTTCTGCTTTTACCAAACGCTTTTGTTAATTGTCTTTTATTAGCACCAACTAAATCTTTAGAAAGTTCAGTATCATCTACTAACTCAATACCTCTACCGCCAGGGATTAGAAAATAATCATCCATACCTAAAGCGTTTGGTATATTAAAGACACCATCTTTATTAATTGTTTTACTGACATAATCTTCTTTGTTACCAGCAATCGTATTGTTACTTCTCCATTTCCCAGAAGCAACTCCATCATTGTAATCTTTATCTTTTTCCAATTGCTTTGAAATTAATGTATGATGATGATGAATAGCATACGCAACATCGTGGGGTTTTACTTTTCCACTTTTTAGAGTTGGTATCAAATGAAAACCAAGAATGTTACAATCTGTATTTTGTTTTGCAATTTTTGAAAGTTGTTCAAATTGATAGGAAAACAAATCTCCATATGAACTTTTGCCTCTAGTAGGCTCTAAGGAAACGCCTTTTAATTTCCACATGTTTTCATCTCTAGCTGGTGGAATATCAAAATGATTATGTTTGCCAACTTTAACATGAGTATTACTTCCATAATATCTACCTTTTCTTTCTTCTACCGATAAATCAGAATCATAACTAGGATAATCATCCTTAGTAGGAATAGTTTTTGTGATAACTGTTTGATTATCGTTTTCATGCGAGCCAACATATTGAGTTAACGGCCCACCTAAACCATCTGTCAAGTAACAAACATTAAGTTTATCAACACCATAAGTTTTTACAAATCTTTTAGTCATTTCAACATTAACATAAGCAGTCTGTAACAAAGGAGTTCCACCTAATCTTAATGCACTTGGAACTTCCATCATGTGATAAGCGTATTGCTCTTCAGCATTCTCTATCCTCCACCAACACATTCTTTTACATAAAGTCCAAAATCTTTTAAGTGCTTCGTTTAATTTTGAATTATTCATTTTTGAATTACATAATTCTAACAACTTAAACTGTCTATCACCAAATCTCAAATCTCCGATTTCAGTAGAAAACGCACTATTACCTCTCGCTCTACTAGTTCTTAGTTTATCATCTGTACAGTATGAATCGGAAAACGCATAAACTTCAAATGGAATATTTGTTTTCTTTGCAAACCATACAAGATTTAATAATTGTTTCATAGTTGGAATGAGATTGTCATCCATACTTGCTGACCAGTCAACATAAAAAATGAATCCATGATTTTTACCATCTGGAATATTCGTAACTTTTTTGAATAAATCATCTTCAAATTTATATTTGTGAAGAACTTTAAGATTTAAAGAGCCTGATTTACTAACAGTTGCTCTTGAATAATTGTCAGCAGATTTTTTCATTTCAAATTCTTTAACAAAAAGATTTACAGTTTTAATTGAACTCTTTTTAAATGCTTTCCAATCAGCCTCAATAAGTGAATCAGCTTCTTTACTTCTTCTCTCACCATAATATTTGCTCTTCGTAGATGTACTGTCATCAAATTTTGCATATTCTTCATAACTAACAATTATATCTTTTAAATCATAATCAGGCATTTTAACATTCACATATGTACCTGTTGTATCAGCAGATTGTTTTAATTTCTTTTGAAGATTTTTATCAGTTATACTTTCTGAATTGTAATCAGTTTCCCAATCATCTTCATCATCATCTGTTTTTCCAGAATCTTCATCATCTTCAGAATCAGAATCTTTAGAATCAGAATCTCCAGAATCAGAATTTCCAGAATCAGAATCAGAATCAAAATCAGAATCTCCAGAATCTCCAGAATCTCCAGAATCAGAATCTTCAGAATCTACAGAATCTTCAGAATCCATAAGTTCATCACTCGCTTTAACAGATTCGCCTTGACTTTCTAGGTTGTCTTCCATATACTTTGCAAGTTTTTCTGCAAGGTTAATAGCATCTTCCCAAGTAGTCATTTTTTCTATATCATCAAAAATCCATTTTTCATCATCTAAAAAGATAATGTTTTCATCTTTAGTTTTTGCATAGATGTTTAGTCTATCAACAAGACCTAGTTCTAATAATGGTTTACTTTTCTTTGCAATACCAAAGAAATCTCTTTTTAGTAATTCTTTATAACCTTTTCTAAAATTGGATATCAAGCCAGGATATTTGTTTTGAATCATTTTTTCGATTCTAATATCTTCGATAACATTTATAAATGATTTAGGGATTTTTCTTTCTCTAGCTTTTTCTAATACTTCTATTGGAGTATAAAGAGCATGACCAACTTCGTGGCCAACCATTAAATCATAAACATCTTGGGATACATCTTCCCATACTGGAATTCCAATCTTTCTACTTTTTAAATCGAAATATGCTGTTGGTATCTTTTCAGATACAACATCAATATTTTCAGTTGCAAGTAATTTCGCAACTAATTTCTTTGGTAACCCAACAGGTTTCATAATCTTGGTTTTTGTCATATTTGGTTTATCTCTCATATCTCTCAACCTTACATATAAAGTATAACATAACTGGCGGCCATGTCAAACGTATTGTTGTAAAACCCCGAAATTATTAACTTTTTTTAAAAAAGGGAAAACAAAATTAAATTGAAATATTCCTTATAAATATTCAATGAAATAGGAGAATATTATGACATATTATACTGAACAAAATGGTTATCATGTGATATCAAATATCAGTTATGTTACGGAAACAAATACTTCATCTGAAACGGAATGTTCATGTGAAACTGAATGTTCATGTGATAATTCCTGTGAAGAGAAAGTTGACTTGCCTGAAACTGGTAATTTTGTGGATTAACATATGAATGAAAATTATTTTATGGGGCAAGATGGATTTGCTTGGTTTGTTGGTGTCGTAGAAGATAGAGATGACCCTGATAAACTTGGTAGAGTTCGTGTTCGTTGCTTAGGATACCATACAGAAGATTTAAATAAAATACCAACTGAAACTTTGCCATGGGCTGAAGTTATGCACCCGATTACGAATCCATCAATGAATGGTATGGGAAATACTCCACCATTCATGGTTGAGGGAACATGGGTAATTGGATTTTTTAAAGATGCTATTCAGAAACAAGAACCTATTATTATGGGTACATTGCCTGGATATAATAAAAATAATGTAGATACAACAAAAGGATTTTCTGACCCAAAAGGAATTTATCCTAAAGTCATAGGAGATAATGATACCAATTCATTAGCAAGGGGTGCTATTGGAGAAACACACCAATCTCTTTATAATAGAAGAATTACTAGACTTACTAGTCTTCCAATTGCTACAAAACCTTTTCTTGAAACAATAGAAGATTATGCTGAAGCAGAAACACGTAGTACATTTGACGAACCTAATCCAAAATCCAATAGTGCTACAATATATCCATATAATCATGTGCATGAAAGTGAAAGTGGACATGTCCATGAAATAGATGATAGTCCAGGCGGTGAGAGATTACTTAAATATCATAGAGTAGGAACATTTGAAGAAATACACCCAGATGGAACTGTCGTAACCAAGATTGTAAAAGATAATTATCAGATAACAGCAGGCGATGATTATTGTTACATTAAAGGTAATGTTAATCTCACAGTCGAAGGCGATGTTAGAAAGTTAATCAAAGGCGATTATGTATTAGAAGTAGAAGGAGATTATACTGAGAAACTTCATAAAAACAAATATGTAAAAATTGGTACTGGAGAATCTGGTGGAAATCTTGGACAAGAAATAAGAGGAAATGTATCAGAAAATATTAGTGAAGATTACATAACTAGAATTGGTGAGAATTATATACAAACAATAGAAAAAGATTTAACTAGCAATATTAACGGAGCATGTGATATATCAATCATGGGAGATTCTAGTTCATTTGTTATGGGTGATATGACTTCAACATCATTTGGAAGTTATCTTCAAACATCTATCGGTGCAATAAGTATAAAATCTGGAGATTTAATGAATATAAAATCTGCTGATAATTTAACTATTGAAACTGAAGCAAATGAAACACATACGATAGCAGGAACTTTAACTGAAGCAATTACTGGTGCAGTTTCCGAAACTTATAGTTCATCATTAACAACAGCAATTACTGGTGCAGTTTCCGAAACTTATAGTTCATCATTAACAACAGCTGTTACGGGAACATTGACTGAAACTGCCGCTACTGGTAACTTAACATTTACTGGTGGTGCTATTACTTCAAATGGAGTTGAATTTCATACTCACGTACATAGTGGTGTTACTGCTGGCGGAGCTAATACGGGAGC